GTAAGCATATCATTGCACAGCTATCGGGCATTCCACTCTCCAAAACTAACAGCGAAGATGTAGACACGCGAGCAGAGGACCATGCCTACGATGCGTTGCGATATATGGTTATGACGCGAACATCTGGTTATCAATCAATACATAAACAGCTTCAGGGCATCAAGGACCAGACCTTCAAGCCCTATGATGCTACCTTCGGATACTAATGGCACAGAACTTACAAAAAGGCGCAGCGTACAAGCCTCTAGAACAGGCGTTAGACCCGCGAACAACTACGTTGCGGCAGACTATTGATGCTTACGCTAATACTTTTACTAAAGAAGGTGCCAAAAATTTTAAAGCTTCTTTCCAAGGTAAAACGCAATTTGCGTTTATCTTTAAGGAGTATCTAGATAAGCCTGCTATAGATTTTGTTGAGACATTTTTAGATGACGAGTCAAACCCTCTCATTCAGGCATTTGAAAAAAATAATAAAGTAAACGCTCGTAGAAATATATACTCACAAGTCGGTGCAATAGAGTTTACTATAAACGACCAGCTTAAAAAAGCAGGCGCACTTGCTGAATTATATCCTGAAGGTATGCCTATGGCTACTGACAGGGTTACACGCCCTGACAAGCCTCAAGCAAAAGCTCGTCGTTATAGCTATAATCCCGGACTGTTAGGGGAGTGGCTTGTTAAGCTAGACGAGTATGGCAAAAAAAATCCACAGGATATAGGCATTGTAAAAGCCTTAGAAGCTCAGATGCACATGGGTTTGCGTCCGGGAGAAATTATAAATGCCCCCGCTAGTGCGTTGGTCCCGCCTGAAAAACGCAGTGCTGCATGGGGATTTTTTCTCGACACAGACACTCCGGGTGTTAAGATGGGTGAGAATCTAAATATAGCTGTTGGGCCTCGCACATACAACATTATGCAACAGGCTCTGGCTGTAAGTCCCGCTAATGACCGTAATCTGTTTGTAAATCCAGACGGTTCGCCTATTGGTAAAGGCGAAATGACCCGCGTTATAAAACAAATTAAAGTTCCGGGTATTATGACCGATGAACTTACGGGTCAAAAACTAGATTCGTTACAAGAAGCATATGATGGTAGGCGTATGTGGGTTACGCTGGCCCTTAACGAGTTTCCCGGTGAGGGAAATAGAGTTGGCGCAGCACAGGGTCGTGCTGTAGGCGCAGTCACTAAAGGTGGTGGTGCTGTAAAGGAATACTATTCCCCTAGTCGCGGCTTTTATAGTAAAGCAACCACAACAGTTCCCGACACTATTGATTCATGGTTGTTCGAGGCCCGTGTTGATGAATTGCCAGAACGTATGCAACCCCCAGAGGGTCAGAGGATTTCATTCTCTACAGACTTTACCGGTCCCCAACTTAATCCTGTCTTCGAACCCAAGGATGCTCCTATAAAGGTAGGAGATTTGGAAGCGCGGTTTGTAGAACCATCTCCAAAGACTGAAGTTGTACGTCCTGCTGCTCCGGCACAGGACCTTGAAGCCACTAAACCCGTACTTTCAGAACCGGCTTCCGCCGCACAACAATTTCCAGAAACCGTTAAAAACCTAGAAAGCAAGTTTAATATTTCTGCATTTGTCGATGCTATGAAGAATAAACTAGGGACAGTTGCAACGGGCGCACTTACAGGTTTGGGCGTATATTCTGTCGTAACAGAGCCAGAAGCAGCCGTGAGGGATATTGCTCTTGACACAGCAGGACAAGCTTTAAAACTTGGCAAGTTTGCCGGATTACCCGGCATGTTAACCACTCCAATGGCTAATATGGCTAATCAAGAACTCCGCCCAGAAGACCAGCCCCTCGAACCCGCTGGCCCATACGCTGGACAAGACTTCATCCCAGCCCCCGAAGTAGAGCAGGGAACACCACGAACAGATATGGCACGTATTGCCAGAGAAGATGCGGGATTTATCCCAGAACCTGACAGGGTTCCAGAAGCCGCCCCTGCCAGAAACGAAGGCTTTTTATCTAAATAAGGAGAGTACCATGGATAAGATGGGTGCCGCTTACATTATGAACTCAGACAAAACATCTGTTGATGACCAAGGTGGTGCAGCAAAGCTGTATCGTGAGGGTCTTGAGTTCAACACAATGGCAAAGCAAGGCGTTCTGACTGAGGACATGCCGAAGAAAATGACTAAAACGGCAGTGGACCCTTCAGTTATGAAAATGGCTGACGAACGCGATTACTAAAAACAGATGTCAGAAGATAACTTTCTCCAGCCTGCTGATGATACGACAGTTTCGGTACACGCTCCAGAAGAGCAGATGCCGGGACTTGCTGCGTATGTAAAGGCACGGTTCGAAGATGCTGAAAACGGACGTTATGCCCACGAACAGCGTTGGTTACAGGCTTACAAAAACTTTCGCGGTATTTACGATTCTACCACACAGTATCGTGACTCCGAACGTTCAAAGGTATTTGTTCGCATCACCAAAACAAAGGTTCTTGCAGCGTTTGGACAAATCATCGACATTCTGTTCGCAAACAAGAAGTTTCCCCTTGTTGTGGAAGCAACCCCCGTGCCTGAAGGTATTGCGGAGTTCGCCCACATGGAAACTCCCTTGGACCAAATGCAACCGGAAGACCCATACGGGTTTGCAGGTGATGGTCGCGAACTAGAACCGGGTGCCTTGCAAGCAAAGTCTAGCGGCGATTTCCTAGGCGGTTTGTCTAGGAAGTACGAAGGGGTTCCCTTGGCAGAGGGTCCGGCACGAATGGGCGAACCCCAGATTAGCCCGGCCCAAGAAGCCGCTTTGCGTATGGAAAAAGTTATTCACGACCAATTAACCGATACGAACGCAGTCAACGTTATGCGTAATGCTGTGTTTGAATCTGCCCTGTTGGGTACAGGTATTGTAAAGGGTCCGTTCAATTTCTTTAAGCGTGTTCACAAATGGGAACGCGACGAAAACGGCGAACGTTTTTACAACCCTGAAGAAAAGACCGTTCCACGGATTGAGATGGTATCGGTATGGGATTTTCACCCCGACCCATCTGCCACGAACATCGATGATTGCGAATACGTTATTCAGCGTCACCGCATGAACCGCCAACAGCTTCGTGCACTCATAAAGCGTCCTCACTTTAATTCGGAAGCCATTGAAGAATGTCTTTCTAAAGGGCCTAATTACGAGGACAAGTACTACGAAGACACCATTCGTGAAGATGAAACCCAACCTTATTACCAAGGTAATCGTTACGAAATCCTAGAATACTGGGGCGTCCTAGATTCCAAGATGGCGTACGAAGCGGGTCTTTCCGAAGATTACGAAATGTCAGAGTTCGACGAACTGCAGGTTAACGTCTGGGTTTGCGGCAATATGGTTATTCGTTGTGTCTTAAACCCGTTCACACCAGCCCGCATTCCATTCCAAGTGTTTCCATACGAGGTCAACCCTTATCAACTGTGGGGTGTTGGCGTAGCGGAAAACATGGAAGATGCCCAGAAGCTGATGAACGGTCATGTTCGCATGGCAATTGACAACTTGGCTCTGGCTGGTAACCTCGTATTTGACGTTGATGAAGCCAGCTTGGTTCCCGGTCAAAACATGGATATCTTCCCCGGCAAAATCTTCCGTCGTCAATCTGGTGTTACCGGAACAGCCATCAACGGCTTGAAGTTCCCGAACACGGCAGGGGAAAACTTGCAGATGTACCAGATTAGTCGTCAGCTTGCTGATGAAGAGACGGGCATCCCATCAATTATGCACGGTCAAACAGGCGTATCTGGAACTGGACGAACCGCTGCTGGTCTCTCTATGTTGATGGGTTCTGCTGGTCTCTCCATGAAAACGGTTATCAAAAACATCGATGACATGCTCTTGAAGCCGTTGGGTGAAGCCTACTTCCAGTGGAACATGCAGTTCAATGAAGATGCTGAAGATATCAAAGGCGATTTGGAAATCAAACCTCGCGGTGTTGCAGCCGTGATGCAAAAAGAGGTTCGCACACAACGTTTGACATCCCTGTTGCAAACCGTCGCGAACCCGATGCTTGCTCCCTTTATCAAAATACCCAACCTTATGCGTGAACTCGCTATTTCCCAAGATATCGACCCAGACAGCCTAGTCAACGATGCCAACCAAGCACAACTCTACGCACAGATGTTAAAAGGAATGATGGCAAATGTACAGCAAGGAACAGGCGAAGCTGGTGGGGCCGCTGCTGGCC